TTATATTCTATTAAATTTCTTTTCTGCTTCTGGTCTCCAAGTTCCAGCCATACATTCATCATAATGTTTAGCTATTTCTATTTGTCTTTTTATAGCTTCAACATCTTCTTTAGAATGGAACATTTCAAGTAAAATTTGATATCCTTCTAATTCAATTGCTTTCGAATTGTATACAAGTTCATCACTTACATATATTTTTCCAGCTTCATCTCTAAAAAATTTAACTCCTAAAAAATTGTGGTTCATTAATTCTTTTAACATTTTCATCACTCCTTGATTTTTTATTTAAGAAGTGATATAATCTAAGTAGTTGAAGCTAAGATTAAATCACTCTTAGTTTACCCCTCTGGGAGAGGGGGATAAATTACTTATCTTTTTTAGTAATTGTAATCGAGAACTTCCAAGAACCAATTACAATTATAAATTTGATTTTCATTTTATCACCTCCTTCCTTCGAGGTACTTCTATAATATCATACTTGTACAAGTATGTCAACACTTTTTTTAATTTTTTTTTATTTTTTTTCTAATTATCGATAAAATCATAATTTCAAGCAATAAAAAAAGATGGGGTAGCATAAAAACTACCCCATTATTTAATTTCTTCATCGAAATCTTTCTCTTTTAATTTTTCTGGTTTTATATCTTTTGGATCCGTATCTTTAGTATTACATTTATCTCCCTTGCATTGCTCTAATGCAATTTTTAATTTTTCAGGAATAGGCAATCCTAACTTGCTTGCATTCTCTATGACAGATAGAAACTCTGTTGCTACATAAAAAACTATAACTAAATTACGGATACCGACATTAGGTACAAGCTGCTCTATAACTGAGGAACATGAAACTATTATAAGTATAAAGACTTTCTTGCTTATCCCTTTATAGGCTCTAGCACTATTAACTGTTTTAGTTATGTATCCAGCCCAAATTCCAGTTACATAATCCACTAGCATAAGAAATACTAAGACTCTTACGGATAAGTCAAAACCCCCTAAAGCCCAAACAAGAACAGATATCCAACCAGTCCAAACCATAGCAATTCCATTTTTAGCACTTATTAAAAAATCTTCCAATTTACTCACCTCTTCTGAAATGGCTAGCTCCAAAAAATCTAACCATTCTGTACATTAAATTTCTTTTGATTACACCTACTCCCCATTCTGCCATAATCTCTAAGAATATTTTGTCAGCTTCTTCTCTAGTTACATCTAAAGTACATTTACTAGAATATAACCAGTCATGGACTACAGCCGCTCTCCCATGCTTGCCATAGCTATTGATTATGTTTCTAAAAACTCTTGGGACTGAGGCATAATCTGTTTTGAAACCTTTTGGGACTGTCACAAGTCCCTTAGACGTTCTGTAAGTATAATCTTCTAAAACTTCCCAATATTTATCGTCAATAGGTGTTGTATTTAATCTAGTCATTTCCATATTTTCCCTCCTTGCTTTCATAGAAATTAATTCTTTGTCTTAAAGTACTAAGGTATGCACTCATATACCGCATTTGGTCTTTTAAGTGCATTTTCTCTACTGGAGACAGATTTTCAAAAGTATCTGTAGTAAAGAATTTATCTAGCTTAATTATTTTTTCTTGTAAGTCATCTTTTTCTTTTATTATTCTTTCTAAAAAACTTTCCATATCTATCTCCTTTATTTATATGGGACTCTATCCGCACCTTTGATTTGCCAGTGTGGAGCATCTTTAAAAGTTCTCCAGCAATTTCCACCCCATTCAATACCATACTTTTCTAATAATCCAGCATTTTTAGCTGCATTATAGATATCTTGATAGTAATGGAAATCTTTCCAAGTTCCTTTATAAACATCCTTTTCTATAACCTTTTCTATTTTTTTTCCATTTTCCATAACAGATACTTTTACTTTTTCTTTTACTAAAACACCAATGTCTGTAGCATATCCTAGACCATTAAATTTAACTTGATGGTTGGACTTTAATTTATATCCATCTACATTGGTTACTTTAGTGCCAGGAGCAGTTCTGCCTTTTTGGTATAGCCTATTCTGCTCTTCCGCTGTTCTAACTCCAGCAGTTATCTTAAAGTTCCAGGGACTTATTTTTATAAGTTCTGTCATAAAATTTACCAGGTTTGGATGCACCCCTTTCAACATTTTTAAACTTGTTTCTGATAATGTATACATTTAAAATCACCTCCTAAAAATGACCTTGTGAAAGCCTGTTTAAGCCAATTAAAAAAAGGTAGCCATATAAAACTACCTTTAATTTATTTAATCCCATTTAATAGCTTCTAGTTCTTCAACTGTTGAAACTTCCCTTATTTTCTTAGTTATAGCAGTGTATTTGTTTTGAGCAGCAATAACTCTTAATATCCAAGAGAAGTAAATTAGATTTAATTCTCCCAATGAAATAGATGCAATAGAGTTATCTTTTAATCTCCATTGAGTTGGTAGCGATTTTAAAAGTTGCTTTAATTTCCCAGCTCTCATAGCCAATTTGATTTTTTCTTCTAGCTCTGCATCTACAAGAATACCTAAAGTACTTAATGCATCTTTAATTACATCATAATCTTCGATTTCTCCTGCCATATCTAAAGCCATCTTGACTCTCATAAAATTAACTTCATCATATTCTTGCATCTGGAATACTTTTCCATTATGCTCATATGAGCCAAACATCTTATCTAGCAGTATTTCTCTGAACTTGTGCCTGAAAGTTCTTTTAACATCTTCCATGTCTATATCCCAAGTATGTGTAGATGTGTTCCACGTATGATATGAGCTAGGCTGTGGTACAACCTTTAATTTCTTATTTTCTATATACTCTCCTGGGGCTAGTTGAACCTCGATATCTTCTTCGATTAATTCGTCTCTAGTCATCTCTCTTATAGTGTTTTTTGCTTCGTCATATGTTGGATATTTGAAAGCTTCATTTCTCTCAATTACAACATATTCTGAAGGGATAAGTTCTGGATAATCCAGGAATAAATTACCTTCCATGAATTGCATGACTTCATCTGCTGTTAAATTAACAGTGAAAGCAAGTCTTGATTTCTTCTCTTTTGAGTAAGAATAAATTTAAAAATCTCTATAATATAAATTTAAAAAATACCTAATTTTTTTCTCGCATTTATAATGCTATTTCTTATCTCTGTTGGATTAGCTTTTGCAATATAATGCTTACTTGTAACCCCACTGCTACTATGATTTGCATAACTACTTGCTAACCCTAATCCAGCAAGATTATTAATAAGATTTATTGCTGTCTTTCTTAAAGTGTGGGGATATAAATCTTCTATCCCCAATATCATACCTAGCTTTCTAATCCTATTTCTAATAGCTCCTTGTGTCATCTGTTTATAAATTTTTCCATACTTAGTAACAAAAAACCAATCTACATCTACCCCATTTTCAGCTCTATATTCTAACCATTCTTTTATAAGTTCCTTACATTTTTGAAAAAAGAAAGCATTTACTATATAACCCTCTTTTTCTTTTACATCTCTAAAATATCCATTTTCTAAGTCTAGTTGCTCCATCTTTAAATTCTGAATAGCAGAAATTCTACATGCACTATCCAAAAACAATTCCCATAAAATCCTGTCTTGCAAATCATATTTTTTAGATTCTACTTGCATGTAGAGTCTTACAGTTAAAATTTGCTCTGTTGTAAGAAAATAACTGTTCCTAACCTTGTCTTTTTCTGTAAACCTTAACTTATCTAATTTACTATCGAAAGGATGGTATTTAATCTTATTCCGCCTAACACACCAAGCATAAAATGTAGATATAGCGGTAGTTTTATTCATTAAAGTTCTTTTGCTATTCCCTAAACTCCTGCAGTAATTCCTGTAACTTTCCATTATAGTTGGCATTTCTAGTAATGTTTCTTTACTTAGAAGTAACTTATTTTTATAAGCCTTCTGAAACCAAATTAGAAATAATTTAAAATTATTACAGTAAGTCTTATATGTAGTCTCCCAAGTCTCCCAATTACTACTCTTACAACTATTTAGATACTCTAAATAAACATCCACATTTTCCTTCTTTAAATTTTCCAACACCAATAATTGCAT